TCAGTTCGGCAGCGGGCATTGGTTCCACTTCTCCCGTGTCTCGCCTACATCTGAGACGCAAGCAAAGAGCATGGGTGCTCCCTTGATGTAGTCCAGGCTTAGACTGTGGACGTCCTTGAAAAGTGCCCCGTCTACGATGATGTTTACTTTCCCGTTTTCAAAGCGAATATTGATGCTCTGCATTTGGTGTACCTCCATATTTTAGAACGCTCGTTCAATAATTTCAATTTGGAATCTTCCACAAAGAACACCTTGCATTTTCTTCGTCCGGTAACCCTCGTAAGCGGCAATTATGGGACAGACTATTTTGTATAATGGAATGTTTAAGATTGCCCCACCGTCGCTCCCCCGGCGGTGGGGCTTTCTCACGCGCCTGTAACCAGCATAGCAAAACTGGCAGAAATGTCCACCCTCAAATTGGTAAAACCATACCCATAGCAGAAGAATCAGCGAAATATATGTGAAAATGGAGGTATATCATGTCGGCGATTCAGGAACTCGCCCCATATCTTTCTGCATATCAGAGGAACATAAAGCGGGCGAAGGAAGATCAGCATTACACCATCGACAGGCTTGTCGAAGAATCCGGCGTTTCCAGATCGGCCGTGACGAAGCTCTGCGCAGGAACACAGCAAGACCCGAAACTGTACAATTCTGCCGCGCTATGCCGCGTTCTCGGGCTGTCGCTGGATGAGCTGTGCGGGCTAAAACCGCCTACTGACAGCCCAAGCGAACTACAGGAGCGGAACCACAGGCTTGAACTCGAGAACGTCAGAGCGACCGCCGCAAACGAAATGCAGCGGGCGCAGATCAAAGCCACACACGCTATCTGCTACCTGCTGGTCTTTTTCTGTGCCATGCTTGCGTTTTCGCTGATCGTGTACCTTGTTATCGATTCGCAAATCACAGACGCTGGCATAATCCGGGGTGGAAGGCTATCTGTAATGGCGTGGATATTTATTGCCTTGATTGTCGCGTCCATACTGGCCGTAGGCTTCACCATTCTTCGTATCGTCAAAAAGGAGATCCGAAATGAAAAAGCTGAAAGTCCCAGAGGCTGAAAAACTGCCGTCCGGCTCTTACCGCTGCCGAGTGATGGTAAATGGGGAAGCGAGGTCGTTCACTGCCGGAACGAAGCGAGAAGCAGAGCAGGCAGCTTTAGAATACAAAATTGGTATCCTTTCTGCCGAGGAGGCCAAGCCGGAAATAACAATCCGCAAAGCCATAGACGAATACCTGGAATTCAAGAGCGGCACTCTTTCCCCAGCGTCTATTCGCGGACACAGAATCAAGCAACGGTGTTACCTTCAACCTATCATGGATGTCCCCTTATCCAAACTCTCCGTGAGTGCTATACAGCAGGCGATCAACGCCGAAAAATGCAGCCCGAAGACCATCCGCGAGACATGGGCGCTGATACGTCCGGCGCTTAAGCGATATGGTGTATCATACGAAGTGGCGCTTCCCGCCATCCAATCGGACGAGCACGCTTTTTTGTCTGCGGAAGAAATTCCTGTGTTTTTGAAAGCGGCGGAAGGGAGCAAGTATGAAATCGCGTTTCTTCTTGCGCTGCACTCTCTGCGTGTGTCAGAAATCCTCGGTTTGCGTTGGGAGAACGTTGATCTGAAAAAGCAGTCCATAACGGTTCGAGGGGCTACCCTGTTCGACGAAAACAACAAGCTGGTGAATAAAGTGTCTAACAAAAACCGTTCTTCACGGCGGACTATCCCAATCATGATACCGAAGCTGTCGCAGCTGCTTTCAGAAGCAGAAAGATCGAGTGATTTTGTCATCGTTGCAAATCCGAACAGCATTCGCGCTGCATCAAATAAAATATGCAAGGAAGCGAATTTGCCAGAAGTCGGGACACACGGTCTGCGGCATTCCTTCTGCTCCCTTGCATATAAGCTTGGTATATCAGAAAAAGTCACGATGCAGCTGGGCGGATGGTCAGACTACGGAACAATGCGTAAAATCTATACACACATCGCACAAGCAGACATTTCCGAGTCTGTGCAGGAAATGAAAAAGTTCTTCTCTTAATTTTGCCACGATATTTGCCATGAAAATAAAAAGTGCAGTATTTTCAACTGGTTTAAAGCTCAATTCGAGAGTTCGAATCTCTCCTTCCGCGCCAAAGAAGAAACCCTGTAATCTCAAGTGATTACAGGGTTTTCCTTTGTATATCAAGGCTTTCAGGCATTTCGAGCGTATCATTTATTTGCGATGCGTATCAATTATTTGACACGCAAAACACAATTTTGACACGCATTTTTGCCACGGAATTTGCCACGCTTTTTGCCTCGTCATAGGGACTTTATTTTTCTTAAAACAGAATCATATACCCTTCGGTTTACAAGTGAAAGCGTGTCCATGAGTTCGTCAACGACCGTCCAAGCCTTCGCCGGGTCTTTCCCGGCTACCGCAAGCAAAAACTCACTGTCCCCGTAATCGCCCACGGTAGCCGGTTGCGCGGTAACAGGAGCGGGAGCGCCGGAGTAGTAACCCACATACCTACCGCCGTCGCCCCGTTCCTCTTCCTGCATCTTGTCGCGTATCACATATAGGTTCGCCAGTTTGGCATAATTGGGATAGCTGGATTCTTCGTATTCCAGCCGTGCTATTTCCTTTCGGATTTCGGCTTCATCCAGCATGTCTTTCCCTCCTTATGCTCTGTCAATCTGCTCCATGCAGCGGCGGATAGCCTCGCGCGTCTTATCATCGTCCGCGTCGCGCATCATGTCTTCCAGCGTCGAGCGCATATGCTCCCGAGCATCGGTCCGGCTGTATCGCCCCATAGAATCGCGACGCCTGCCACGGTAGGAGCTTCCGCGCCCATACGTGCCGCGCATGTCCGCCTCCCACTCTCCGTCACGCGAATACCCGCCATCCTCGAGCATTTCGATTTTATAAGTGTTCTTGATGGAACTGGTAAGCTTCTGGATGGCATCCAGATCGCCAGCGGACATTTCGCGCTTGTCGGCGATTTCGTCCAGCTCTTTGCAGAGCATTTCCCGAAGGTTTCTCAAATCGTACATATTCCTTCCTCCCTTCACGATACGCGCTCGACGATCATATTGCTATTTGCGAAACTGATCGCCTGTGCGCTGGTGTTCTTTGCTGCTACAGTCAGGCAGCAGCCGCGCGGAACTTCCACGAATGCAGAAACGTAGATGTTGAAATAGTTCTCAACAGCCGCAGGGGTTACGGTCGCTGTGGCGCTGTTCAAAGCCTCCCCGTTAATGGCGAGCGCAGCGGTGATAGCTCCGACTGTTCCGCCTGTAGGAATGGCGATATTCGCGCCAAAGGATACACGGAACTTCGCCTTGCACTGCTGCGTCAGACCACGCAGCGTAACAAGTCCGCTTCCGTCACGGTGGACGATACACGGTTTGCCACAAGCCGACGTGGAAATTAGAGGGACGTTCTGCCCAGCGGCAACAGTTTGAATTCCGGATGATGTAAATTCAGCCATAAAATCATTCCTTTCTGCCTCGAATTAGAGGCAATTAAAATAGCGGCGGGACGATTGCCCCGCCGCGTTGATCGAGTATCGGCAAGGAACCGATCATTTTCGTGACCTCACGAAAAAGCTCTACGTTATGGAGTTAAGCGCAGTTGCCGCAGCCGTAGTTATAGCCGCTATTGCAGCCTGCAAACTGGTACGGAGCCGGCACCGCGAACGACGGGACCGGACGCGGGTTATAATACGCCAACTGCCCGCTCACATAGGACTTTAGCGTATCGTTCTGCGCAGCCTGAGAAGCCGCCAGCTGCGCCGCAAAGAGCTGCTGGTTCTGCTCGGCAATCTTCGCGTCCTTTGCAGCCAGTTCCTGCGCCGTCAATCTCTGGTCAATGCTGCGGAAGCCGCAGTTCATCGCGTCGATGATGTCGCGAGTGCTGTTCTGCATTTGGTTGCGAGTGTCGCAGGCCTGCGTCGCGAGGTTATAATTGATACCCTGAATCGCCTCTCTGGTCTCGCAGCAGCAGTTTGCAGCCTGCATCGCCATGTTGTTCAGCTGCTGCATAAGCGCGGCCTGCTGATTGCAGCGGGAAAGCTCCGCCTGAGAGAAGCCGGAAGTCACAGCCTGCGTTACACCGGCAAAGCCGTTAAGCATCCCCGTGTTCATCGCATAGAAGCCGTCGCAGATACCATTGTTCACGACGTCAATCTTTCTTTCGATGTTCGAGAAGTCAGAGGCCAGAACATAGCCGTCAACAACGCCGCCGCTGTTCCCTCCACGATTGCCAAAGCCGTTTCCGTTACCCCAGCCGCAGAAAATTGCGAGGAACAGGATAATGATCCACCAGCCATTACCGCCGCCCCATCCGTTTCCGCCGTCCGAGTTTGCCGGAACTACAGGCATGTTCATAGGAATACCATCGCCATTCAAACTCATAGTTTTCTCCTTTCGTAGATTTTGAAATTTATCTCAATCGTGGCCACGATTTTGACCGTTCAACTGTTCGGAATTTCCGAACTACTGCATCAACTGCTGAAACTGTCCAGCCATCTGCTGGAGCTGGTTCAACTGCTGCTGTGAGATTTTCCCAGACTGTACCAGCTTCTTAACCTCCGCCCTCGGGTCTCCCTGAAAGCTCTGCTTGAACTGCTGAAACTGCCGCATCATATTTTGAAACTGTCCCATCATTCCGGGCATTTGCCCGCCGCCGAGTGCATTAAACAGTGGATTCATTGTCTGCCTCCTTCACCTTCCTAACGGGCTTAACGCTCAGAGCCGCCACCTTTGCCGCCAGTTCGTCAAAGTCCTTGCGGGTCACGTATTCCACTGTAGGCACTGTTTGCGGCGCTGCGGGGCTCACGGTGGCTGTAGAGCGCTCTACAAGGTCATACGTTGTCATTGCTGGTTTACCGCTTGCATCGGCTTTCTTCACATACACAACCGGTGCATTCATATCCCAAAGCGTGACGGCGTTATTCGGCGCGACGATAAATTCGTTTGCCGCCTTTTCGTTCGGAACCCAGATGATAGACTGTCCCCCGCTCGGTTGCTGTGGCTGAGGTTGTGGAGTCGGATACTGCATCGACGGCGCAGGCTGATACTGTGGACGTATCATTGGTTCCTGCATCATGGGCGGTTGATTGTAAATCGGCTGCTGATACACATAAGGCTGTTGTCCGAACATCATTTATCCTCCTTTTCCCAGTAGAACAGTGGGATTTCGTTCCCGGAATCCCAGCTATCGAAATACTTTCCGTCCTCTACGCACACGACGTGGCTTGATAGAGCTAGTACATACACACCGCGCGGATGGTCTCTTGCGAATTCCTCGACCGTATAGCAGTCCGGGCATGTATTCGGCACAACGTTCCGGGTAAATCCATGCTGCCGGAGGTACGCGCCCCAGACACTGTTTGCCGACGGCATGTCGCCCATCTTCAACCCTTGTAGGCAAAGCCCAACATATGTTTCATCCCAGCTCTTTCCCGTTGCCTTCGCAATCGCCCGGACGGTACAGTCTCCGACCTGCTTGCCTTCCGGATTCGGATTGAAATAAGAAAAGCCCATACCGAACACTCCTTTGATGTGTCCAGTATGGGCTTTTTCGTATTTTCGTGTGCCTCAGTTGTGCCTCAATTTTGCTTATCTCGTCATCTCTTTAAAATATGCTATGCTCCAAACGCCTTGCTGCTCGAGTGTGAGGCATTTGTCAAAGTTGGCCGTAAACGTATCGATGTCGATTTTGCCGTACTGCTCGGCGATTGCGCGGTCGATATCGTCCGTTGCCTTGCCCATCGCGTGGAGCTTGCGGACCATAATGGTCGCCCACTTGATGGGGAATCTCTGCGCGTTGTCGATGTCGCTCTGGCTCCTTGTATTTGTGGCCTTGCGGCAGATCGCAAAGATCACGGCGAGCGCCTGAATCTGCTCGGTTGTCATAGTCGTCACCTCCCTGTTTATATACTCACCAATCCAGCCCCGCAGGAGCTCATTGGGTGTTGCCCCGTCCTCTTTTGCTGCCGCCTTAAATTCTTCAGCAAGCTCACGCCGCACTCTAGCGGCGACGTTTGTCATGTTTTCGGCCTGCCACTTTGCAGTGGCGCGGCGCTGCGAATCGCTCTGCATAGTTCCACCTCCAATCAGCAAGGCATGGGGTCGTCGAGGTCCGCCGCGCGGCGCAAGGCTGCTTTTACAGCCTCAAGGTCGAAACTCTCAACGGGCTCCGAATTCGCAACCATCATCTCTGCCATGATATCGCCGGTTTCGTCCATGTAAACCTGCGCGTTCACGGCATTCGCGAATCGGGTCAGCAGATCGGCTCCGTCTTTATACGGTGCCATTTTCTTTTCGCGGTCTGCTCTGATCGCCGCGAATACAGTTTCCGTGATAAACCCTTCGCACATAAACTTGTGCGCCGTTTCCACCTCCGCATAAATTCTACTTTCGATGGTGCTGAGTTTATTTGACGCGTAGTAAAGTTTCTTTGTATTGATGCTCTTGATTTCCATTGTTTGTTCCCTCCCGGCTTTCGCCTTGCTTTATCTTATGGCCTTATTATATAGTATTAAACACTATATGTCAAGTACTTTTTGCAAAAATACAAAAAAATAAGCGCCGAGAAACCGGCGCTTATCTCAGTTATACAGTTTGTTGGATGTCCGCTGCATCTCCCGCACGATACCAGGCAGGCGGCGCTGCACCGTGGCACGGCCAAGATACAGCTCTGTGGCAACGTCTACCTGTGGTAACTTATCCACAAAATACAGTTGCGCGATTCTCGCGTTCTCCCTGCCGAGATTTGCCTGATAGATGACGGTTTCCATGTCTTTCCTCGTCAAACAGCTAAGCTCCGGCGGGAGTTTTGCCCGCGCCTGCGGTGCCATAATAACACCACCTTACTTCATCGCAGCTGCGAGTTTTTTGAGAAGATCGTCGCCGTATTTATACGCGGCGAGGTAATCGATCGTGCTGTCTGTAAGACCGGCCTTCTGCTTGATGGTCTTCTTTGCTTCCTCGACGGCCTCGTCGACCTTCACGGTGTCGTACTCGACCCAAGGGAGCTTTCCGTGCTTCCGCCAATTGCGGGCGTGGTAGCCTGCTTTCGTGCCGATGTTCTGGACGGCGGTGATCTGTGCGCCGTTGTCCCAGATCGGGGTGCATTCGACCGCCAGACCATCACCGATGTACATGCCCCAGTGACCAGGCATCCAGAGACCTTCGCCTGGAATCAGCTTGTCCCAGCCGATGCCGGACACGGCGTAGCACTTGGCGATCATGCCGTCGGCGGAGACATCCGGCACGCTGTTCGAGGCGTACCTTGCACCGCCGTAGTAAGCGTTTTTGTTGCCGTTCCAGCCCCAGAGAATGCCCTTCGTGAGGTTCACGCAGTCAAAGCCAAAATAGCCCTTGCCGATAAGATTGCGCAGATACGTGACTCTGCCGCCGGTGTACCAGTCCGGGTACTGGGCGGATTTCTCGTCAACGATCGTCTCGCCTACGGGGGAGCCGAAGCAGCCCCACATGTAGACGGTCTTGTAATTCTTCGCAACGTCAATGTGCCTGCGCACAAGCTCAGATGCTTTCATCATTTCTGTTCGCCCTCCTGCGGCGTACCCGCGTTGTCAATCGCGTCCTGCGCTTTCTGACTCTGGGTCCCGAAATAGAAGGTAATTACTGTCAGGAAGATCGTCAGGAAGTCCTTGCCGGTGATGTCTCCCCGCAGGGCGAGGACGGCAAAGACGATAGTCAGCGAGAGCGTGACCAGGCTCTTGACGCTAAGCAAATTGCCCAGCCGCTTTTTGATGTTATCCACGCCTTACGCCTCCTCTCTGAGCGCAATTGCTTCTGTGATTGCGAGGTTTGCACGAAGCATCGTATCTTCCAGATGTGTCAGCGCCAGACTGCGGTTTCTGCTGGGCGGGAGCTGCATAAGGAGCGCTTCTACCGCTTCCAGCTGCGCTCGAATGTTTTCCGATAATGCCTTATCTGCCTCGTTGAAGTCTCTTCTCTGGTACATAATATTTCTCCTTTTTCATTTCTCAATGGTGTTGATACCATATTGTTGCGCACAGGTATGCTCGATTTTGCAGCCGCGTGCGTTTTTCCAACCTGTTGCAAAAAATGCAACATCTGCGGTGGAAAGCAGCTTTAGCGACTCGCCGAGATACCACAAGGGTTTTGCCTCCGCCGGGGCGTTCTCGAAGAAGCTGTCGATAACTTCGACTTCATCGCTCATCATCTCTTTTGCGCAGCGGATTGCCTCTTCGCGCTCTTTCTTGATTTCCACGTTGGTTTTGCCCTTCATGGGCTGCGA